CACCAACACCAACACCAACACCAACACCAACAAATTTACCAGAACCAGGATCATTGAGTTCTCAAGCAAATGTAATGGAGAAAAAACGAACGCTAAGATATCCATTAAACTACGACTCCAAAAATAATAATTACGATTATCTGAATATAACAGTTGCAAGATATGTTCCAAGTTTGAAAAGTTCAACTTCTTTTAATAATATAAGTACAGCATCTTTTACAGTTCCTTCCGTAATCAGTAGACTTAAAGAAGTAGAAAGAGGAGTTACCGTTTATTTGCCAATGTACCCAGGCATTACAGAATCAAACAATGTTGATTGGGGAGGAGATGAATTGAATCCTATTCAAGCAGGACTCGGAAAATTTGCACAAAACGCAATCCTTAACCTTGGATCTGGCAATGTTGGACAAGCTGCACAGCAAGGAATGACAGATATACAACAATTATTAAGTGAATTACAAGGTGGTCCACTCTATAATTTTGTGGCGTCATATTTTGCAGGACAAGCAGTTGGTGCAAATTTGGTTACAAGATCAACTGGAATGGTTATTAACCCAAATCTAGAACTTTTATTTAAAGGACCTAAACTTAGATCATTTAAATATTCGTATAGATTTACACCAAGAGATCGAGAAGAAGCTCTTGAAGTTAGAAGAATTATTAAATTATTTAAAAGAGAGATGGCAGTTCAAAAAAGTTCTGACAATTTATTTTTAAAAACTCCAAATATATTTTTATTAAAATACATTTATAAAGGTAATAATAGTAATGATCATCCTTTCTTAAATAAAATAAAACCATGTGCTCTTACTGGATTTAATGTAAATTATACTCCAGATGGAACATATATGACTTACAATGATACTGAAAAAGCAGATGGTTCAATGACTTCATACTTAATTGATATGCAATTTGATGAGCTTGAACCAATTTATCGTGATGATTATACAGATACATTAGACGATCCAACAATGGGATATTAAAATGGCAAAACCCTATTTCAGATTTGTTCCAAATTTCAACTATACCAGTAGACAAAAAGGATCCAACTCTACTGACTATACACAAGTTAAGAATCTTTTCAAAAGAGGAAAGATTCGTGAGGATATCTTTGGAAACATTTCATTCTTTACTAAGTATTCTATTATTGGTGATGAAAGGCCAGATAATATTGCATACAAATTTTATGATGATTCATCTTTAGATTGGATAATTCTTTTGGCAAATAATATTATCAATGTTCAATCAGAATGGCCATTGAGTCAACAGAACTTTGAAAACTTTTTATATGAAAAGTATTCTGATATTGAAACAATCAATGCAGTTCATCACTATGAGTCTAAAGAAGTTACAACAAGTAGTGGTTCTGTAATTTTTAAAAAAGGTATTACAATACCAAATAACTACACAATATCATTTTATGATAGCGATTTAGAAACTGAAGTTACTACAACAAACATCGCAGTTCCTGTTACTAATCTTGAATATGAAACTAAGATTCAAGAAGATAAAAGAAATATCTTTATTCTTAAGCCACGATATTTGAACATTATCTTCAATGATCTTGATGATTTCATGCCATATGAAAAAGGTTCCACTCAATATGTGAGCAGAACCTTAAAGAATGGATATAAGACTAAAATCTACGAATAGATCTATAGAGATTTATATAAGCTGCTACGACAAGGAGTGTCAAGCATAACTGATTATACGTCACTCTTCAGCAAGACGTTGGAAGTAGGACAGTGCATCATCTTCATCATCGTTTGAAGAAGAATTAGAAGAACTCAGAGAACTAAGTTGAGCACTCAGATCTTCAGGAAGTTCAGACTTCTGTGAACGAGAAGAGAAGTCAGGAGCATAAGATCCACGATCATTATCTTCATCATTAGTCTCTTCATCATAACGAGGACGTGAAGACTTTTGTCCCAGGACTGCCTTGAGACGTGCTTCCAGTTGTTCGTAAGTCTTGAACTGATCTTGAGCAGTCAGAGCAGTGAGAGAATACTGCTTCTTCCAAAGGGCTTCAAGAGCATCATCGTCATCCAGCAAAGGACTGGTGCGATCAAACTCAGACTTATCATAATTCCAATAACCATCTTTCTTGACAATCTTCAGTTTGAAGTTTGCACCTTGCCAGAAGTCAAATGGATTGATGGGAGTTTCATCTTCAAACTCAGGTTGCATGGATTCCATGATCTTATCAAAGATCTTTTTACCATACTTGAACAGGAAGACTTTACCTTCGTTATGAGGATTAGTAGGATCCTTCACAACATAGATGTTGCTGTAGTAAGACAGTTTACGCTTCTGCTTACGAACAGTTTCTTTGTCAGAATCAATACCACTGTTCCACAGTTCACGATTGTATTCCCCAAGAGGATCTTTCTGTCCAATGGTAGTCAGAGAGTTCTCAATGTACCAACCACCAGGGCCTTGGAAGGCATGGGAATACATTTTTGCCCAGGGAAGATCTTCTCCATCAGGTGCGGGGAGGAAACGGATGACTGCGAAACCATTGCCAGTCTTATCCATTTCTGGTTTCCAGAGACGGTCATCTCCACCGCCACCAGTATTGTTCATCTTCTCAACTTCCTTAACCAGTTTGGAAGTCAGTGAACCAAGAGAAGATTGCTTCTTAAGATTTGCGAACGACATTCGGATTACCTCGGATTTGTACGGATTTGGCTTTTGTGTACTTCATTATTCTACACGTCAGAACCAGTCTTGTCAATCTGATCCCTCATCATCTCAAGCATTTTGCTCATGTTATTGAATACGACATTCATGTCAACGTTCTTTGGCAGTCCCATCGTAGATGCAGAATCTATGATTCTTTCTTTCATCATCTTTGCTTCTGGATCATCAGACAAACTCAAACGAGTATAAAGAACTTTTTGTTTCTCTAACAATTTTTCAAGAAGTGCAACATGAAACATTTTTTCCTCTCGATTCATTGAGGGAAACTTAAAGACATTACGATAAATGTCTTCTTGTAAATCACTAATCTCCGCCATTTCTGAGCGAACTACATCTGAATCGAAGAAACTCATTTAACTACAACTGCTTTAAGAACTTTTTTATAATGAAATACATCGATATTTAGGAAGGGAGAATACTTTTTCATTCTCATACTTACGGTTTGCCACACCGGATCCTGGAGTTTCTTATCAAATTCATTTCTAAATCCAAGAATCTTATCCAGAATCACCATTGTTTCAATTGAAATATTATTTCTTAGATACTCTTTAAGAATTTGTGGATGGCGAGAACCATCCATTACAAACATAGAATCAAAATTATTATCAGCAAAGATTTTTTCTACTTCTTCTTTGAAGACATATGAAAGAGATTGATTTCTTCTCTTCCAATCAGTGTATCTAACTTCACCCTCTCGTATCATCTCTCCTATCCAAAGCTTACTTGGATCAGTGCAGGTGATAAAGTTAGATACAAAGAACTCAATAACTTCTTGATCTGACTTGTTGCGTGACAACTTTTCAAACCAAAACCTATCTTTTCTTTTATAGAAAGATTGAACAGTCGCACGACTTTTTCCACAATACTTGTGGTAGTCATACTTATCTTTCGTGAAGTGATTCTTCAGCGAGAGATATTGTTTATAAGCATCAAAGGGCATCATTCATCAAAGTGGTAACCTTGCTCTGGAACTTCTTTTCAGGAAGTTAAGTTCCATAGCTTCATACTTAATTTTTTCTTTCAATGGTTTAGAGATTAGTTTTGGAACTGATTCCAAATCAATCTTGTTCTTTTCACAAAAGAAAACAATAGCATCAATATAATTCATGTCAACATTATCCTTCACAAGAACCTCAATTTCTTGAGCGAACTTAGAAGGACAAAAAAACTTTTCCTCTATGATTTTTGTTAGCTCTTTTGCGTCATCAGGCATATTCTTGTAGTTTGAATTCAACAAACTCTCTAATATATTTGGAGAGTAATTTAATGTACTTTGCTTTGTCATATTCTTCATAAACGACACATTCACCATTCTCACAAGACATAATAATAACAAACTTCTTCACAGCAATACCAGTGAGTTCAAAAAGCATACATGCATATGCAGCACACTGGACAAAGTAATGATCGATCCAATCTCTTGGTTTTGGTTTCTTTGAAGTTTTGAAGTCAATGATAGCAAGTTCACCATCATACTCAGCAATACAATCTACAGTTCCAGCAACACCAAGTTGCTTACTATAAAGAGAACGTTCGAGTGCATGAATATTATTTATCCTATTCAAGTCTGGTTTTGCAATCTTAAATAGGAATTCTGATAATGGTTGAACTGATGGCAGAGGAAGGTTTTTTAGATGATGCTCAGTTAAAGTATGCATATCAGTACCACGACTGGTAGCTGCTTTAGTGATCTTATCTGCTTTCTCTGCCCCAATTTTCTTTCGCCAATCAATAAAAATCTGACGGTTGATATGACTCGTTACTGATGTAATAGAAACTAATTTAAGAAGTTCATCATTATCAGGAACTTTATAGTATCTTACACCATCAATTGTCTCTCGTTCAAGATCAGGAAGTTCAATATCAACGTGTTCAAAATTCATAGATTAAGTTCCATTTTTGCAAGAATATATTCCTTCACAATACCTGAACGAATAATGTCATCAACACCAAATTCAATAATACCGAAAGAAGGCATTGCTCGTAAGATAGACATGAAATCCATGATTCCATTTCTCTCATGAGTTTTTGTGAGATCGGTTTGAGTAGCATCTCCACAGAAGCAGATACGGCTATTCTCACCAACTCTAGTAATTATACTATCAAGTTCGTGAAAATTCAAGTTTTGAAATTCATCAACGATAATAATAGCATTATCAAGGGTTGTTCCACGAAGGAAAGATGTGCTCCAGAATTTAATTGTTTCTTGAGATTTTAAGTTGCCATAGAGCATTTCAAAGTCAGCATCTGATGGCATCTGGAACATATACTTTACCATGTTCTTATAAGGAATCTGATAAAGTGCTGACTTGTCTTCATGATCTCCAGGAAGAAAACCAATCTCACGAGTGGCAACAAGAGATCTTACAATGTAAATCCTTTCATATGGTGTTCTTTCATCTAAAACATCTTGAATTGCATTGTAGAGAGTGATAAACGTTTTACCCGTTCCCGCACATCCGTAAGCAACAATATGTTTTCCTTCTTGATAATTATCGAATAATATTTTTTGATTGTCTGTGAGTGGTTCAATATCAAGAAGAAAATCCGCATTGATTGGTTTTTTCCTCTTCATTTGTTTTACAGTTAATCCAACACCAATAGGTTGCTCAGACTTCTTTCTTCTGGACATATGTGATTAAATAGGGCGAACGTTTGAACCTGGGGCTTTAGATGCCTTTCTTAAGACATCGTTCCAACCGGGATGAGATTTTTTGAGTTTATCATAAACCTCACCTACTTCTCCAAAGTTCGGAGCGTTCTCTGGAGTATAGTATCTTTGCCAGTCTGGATTATCTTTACTCCATTGATCCCAGTCGTGAACACTCATTTTCACTTCTTTTGTTTCGCCAGTCTCTACATGTTTAACAGGGTATACAGCCATAATATTCAATAAACTATGAGAATATTTATTAGTTCCACTCAAGTGCCTCAGCAACAGCAGAAAACTGTTCAATGAATACTTGCTTAGCAGCGTTTGCAATGTCCATGTGTTCCTTCTGTGTACCGTGTCCAGAACGGAGATCAATGTAGTGAATCCAAGAACGCACTGAACCCGTCATATAGAGGCGTGTAGGCGTAGCCAGAGGCAATACAAACCTTGCACACTCCTTTGCTACTCCACGCTCTAGCATTTGATTGTAGAGTGCCATAGAGGAGTCAAACAAAGTCTCCATCTGACGATTCAAACTATCAATAACCGCCGTATCCAAATCATCAATAGAGTTCTGACGATTCTTAGTGTCTTGCCTACGGAGTTCAGGTAGGGGAATCGTCTTGCCGAGTAAGGAACTATCAGCATAACGTTGTGAAAATTCTTGATAAGTAAATGAACGATGCCTCAAAATCTG